GCGGGAATAGCTCAGTTGGTAGAGCACGACCTTGCCAAGGTCGGGGTCGCGAGTTCGAGTCTCGTTTCCCGCTCCAATTTAAAAGACATCGGCCTCAAGCGGATGTCTGGCTGAAAGGCCTGAAGAATTTGGCGCGTTAACAAAGCGGTTATGTAGCGGATTGCAAATCCGTCTAGTCCGGTTCGACTCCGGAACGCGCCTCCACTTTCTTCCCGAGCCCGGATGGTGGAATCGGTAGACACAAGGGATTTAAAATCCCTCGGCGTTCGCGCTGTGCGGGTTCAAGTCCCGCTCCGGGTACCATGGGAAAGATAAGAATAAAATCAAAGCAATAAGCAGTGTAATGAAACCACCTTCGGGTGGTTTTTTTTTTATTTGTGTCTGGGATAATGGCGGTAAAGTGGCGATGGTATGGCGGTATGTAGTTACAAGGGGAGAGTAACTTTTGGTTTGTGGCAAAAGGTCCCCTCATCTGTGAGGGCACCAAAAAGAAAACCCGCAGTTTTTACGCTGCGGGTTTCTGGGAGAAAATCAGGCAATTTATGAGTTCTGGAATTCTTCTGCCCGTCTTTCCAGCTCAGCCATGAAAGAAGTTTTGGCTTTTTCGTGAGCATCTGGGGCCATGATGCTGATGATTTGTATATTGTCATAATCCATCCAGTGCCTTGTATAAACCAGATAGATATTTGAAGTTCTGTCTATTTGGGCTTTGCTTTTCTTCCATGGTGGTTCTGACGGTAGTCTTATGTGTAATTTATATACAAACGAACCACATAATCTTGCGTTATCTTCCCACTGCCCTTCATTGCCGAATCTGTCAGGGAGAACACCGGTATTTAACCAGTTTTCCAGAGCCTTTCCGTAAACTTTTGCAATGTCCTGGTATTCAACATCTTTATGAATGCTTACTTTGCTTGCCATCAGGAAAACTCCGGTGCCGGGAGTCCCATGTTTTTATGCTCGGCAATAATCATTGCTTTCACATTTCCGTCAGACAGCGTATTGCCCAGGCTGGTCGTTTTGTCTGGTGCGGTGCTTCGTTTGATGGCGTTGATGGCATCACGAGCGATAAACTCCCCCTGCGCAATTGCCCGACCAAAACGAACCAGTTTATTGCGATAGGCGATTCTTTGCTCCAGGCTATCCGGATACATTTTTGCCAGGTTATCCGGATCCATTACAATTTTGACAGCCTCTTTAACACGGGTGTGCTGCTTAAGTGACTCTTCGCATATTTTTATGATTTTTGCGGTTTTGTCAGTAAACAGAGCTCCCTTGCCTCTGTTCTGTCGTTCTTCAATGACTGCATTGAACGCGGCACGCATGTTGTCATTCAGCCCGTTGATATATTCAATAGCTTCTTCAAGAGGCAGAAACACCTGACCATCATGATGCTCAAATGTAAGCATTGAAACCACTCTGGCGTGTGTCGCGGATTCAATAACTGTTGTTGGTAGTATCGTGCTTTTGGCTGGCACCGGAGCCAGTGATGCTGTCAGAGCTGTAGCAATAGCAGCAATGGCAGCAGACTTTGATTTTTGTTTCATAATGCACTCCATAGGTTGATGTGTTCAGCATATCGCAAATAGCAGCTTGTATAAAGAAACGCCACATCAGCAGTGATCGTTTTACGCGCTTTTATTCTTGTTGCGATCCTTTTTTTCAGTTTTATTCGGGAGCTTAATTTTGTGCAGTCCGCGTCGCGTCTGGGTGAGGGTAGCAAAAAGAAAACCCGTAGTTTTTACACTGCGGGTTCGTTTGTCCATGACTGCGAGAATAGGGTGCCTTGTCGGCCTTACCCTGGCAACCGATTGACGGGGAAGTTGCCTTCCCCGTCGCGGTTTTCTTACTGTCTACATTGTAAGAACGCCGCAAACTCCGCTCCCCAGAAACTCATCCGTATTTCACACAGCGAACCGTGCAACATCCAGATGATGAGGATTGCCGTCACGCAGAACGTGATGGCCGTAAGCGATTTTTGCGACATAGCACTTGCTCCTTTTTCGGAGAGGCGCTAACCTTCTACTTGCTGAGGGTAGATGGTCAGGGCCTCGGGTTAACATTAAAGTTGACTCGGGGCCTTTCCACATCTGGCCTTCGGGTATTCCCTCCAGCCATCAGCCGAAAGGCACCCGCGCGTAATCTATCGCTTTTTTGTTACTCCGGCAATTCTGCCTGTTAATTCTGAGGTAAAGGCAAACTCATCTGATTGTTTCCCCTGTGTGAAGCTGGCAGCTCATGCCACGGGATACCTTCTGATGAGTGAACGCCGGAGGCGTGTTTCGATGTGAATTTATGGAAAGCTTCCAGTGTTGAGAAGCATACGCCGCATTCCAGGTTGTTACACTGGTAATACTTTTGCCGCACGGTGTTTGAATCATTTTCCGGACGACTGGTGCGGATACGGGCAGATGCGCCACAAAGCGGACAACGGAACATAGCGACCTCCCTTAACGTGGTGCTGTCGCTATTCTAAGTTGCTCAGTCTGTTTCCGCTATCCATTCCGGGATTTTTGCCTCAAGCTCAAGCTGCGTGGTAAAGCCGCTGTTATCAATGGTGTGCCCGGCTTTCGCAATAATCCAGTCCTGATTATCAATCTCGCTTTTAAATCCTGTTACCGTGCCATGCATTTCGGGGTAGAGTTCTGCACGTCCACGTGCCAGCGTGATGGAGAATGATGCGGCTCCGCGTTGTAGCTGCTGCCACTTTGCCGCCGCTGCGCGTCTTGCTGCCTGCTCGTTCTGATAAGTCTTGCGTAACACAAACACATTGCCTTCCGCGCCTTCCATATAATCACCTTCACGGCTGCTGCTTTTCTCCTTTTTGGGTTTTGGCGGTTTGCGGCGTTTCACGCTGACTTTTTTCTTTTTCCCGTAATTAAGATCAAGCCAGTAAGCGCGTACCCCCGTATACGCCTCGCGGTCAGCAATGCGGAACTGATGGCGATCGCCGCTGCTGCGTGTGATGGCGAACGATGGCAACGGCTGGCCCTGTGCGTTCACGCCACCGCCGGGCATGATGAATAACAGATTACCGCTTTTTACCGTGGTGATTGCGCCCAGCATTTCCGCCATGCGCGTAAGGAAGGACATGTCGCTTTCTTCAGTCTGGTCGGCGTGGTCGATTTCGATATCCATCAGCATTTCGCTGATTTGCGGTTTCAGACCGTACCGGTGAGCGATGGCGGATACCACGCGCTCAACGGTCACATCATGCCAGGACACCTCACGTTTAACGTTAAATTCATCCCGAAAATCTGCGCTTCTGGCTGAAACAGTCAGCCTGTCCGGCGGTCCTTCGTGAGCGATTTCATCAACAATATAAGTGCCTTTTTCTGTCAGTGGTTCTCCTTTCCAGCCAATGAGAACCGTCAGGCGCGCGCCCCGTGGTGGTAGCTGCAACTGACCATCTGCATCATCCAGCGTGATGGTGAGCTGGTCCGCTTCAAATCCCCGGTTGTCGGTCAGTGACAGGCTCATCAGTCGCTCTGTCACGTCGGGCAGTGTTTCACCTTCCGCGAGAATATCAAAATCCGGCATTTTCACGGGGTCCGGGCCCTGACTGAGCAATTGCATGGTGGTATCGGTCATTTGCTCCCTCCCTGTGCGGCATGGTCGCATGTGCGTGCGGAGGGGGTTACTGCTTTTTGTTGTCGCCGGGTCGGGAGAACGGCGGAGGGGTGAGATTACGCGCGTGGTGGGTGATGATTGTTGCCGAATCATTTAACGGATACAAGGGGCTGAAACTATGAGTGAAACTCGTTTTCATGGTGCCCGTGTTACGGAAAGTACCGACCTGGTAACAGCGATTAACGATGTTGATTCCAGCGTTATCGGTATCGTGGCAACGGCGGATGATGCGGACGCGGAGCTGTTCCCGCTGAACAAGCCCACACTGCTGACCCGCGTCAATGACGTGCTGGGAAAATGTGGGACAACGGGGACGCTTTATCGTGCACTTAAGGCCATCGCAGACCAGGTGAGCACAAAGGTGATCGTTGTTCGCGTGGCTGAACACAAAGACGAGGGCGGAAAGACGCAGGATCAACTGGTTATCGGTGGTTCTGAATCTGACGGCAGCTATACGGGGATGTATGCGCTGCTTGTTGCAGAGCAGGATGAAAGCATCGGATACCGTCCGCGTATTCTGGCCGCGCCGGAGCTGGACACGGAGGCGGTAACAAAATCCCTGTGCGTGATTGCGGGTAAACTGCGCGCGTTTGTGTATGCCTCATGTCATGGCTGTAACACGATGGCTGAGGCGATTACCTACCGCCAGAAATTCAACGAACGTGAGGTGATGCTCTTATGGCCGGACTTCATCGCCTACAACCCCAAAAGTGGCAAAAACGAAACGTTCCCCGCGCCTGCCTATGCGTGCGGCCTTCGTGCGTACATTGACCATGAGCAGGGCTGGCACAAATCGCTGTCCAACGTTCCTGTTAAAAATGTGCTGGGAATGTCCAGGCATGTGTTCTGGTCGTTGCAGGCCGAAGACAGTGATGCCAACAGCCTCAACAACAAAGAAATCACGACCATTATTCGTCGCAACGGGTTCCGCTTCTGGGGCAACCGCACACCGGAAACGAACGCCTACATCTTTGAGGTGTATACCCGAACCGCACAGGTGCTGGCTGATTCAATTGCGGAAGCGCAGTTTGAAACCATCGACAGTCCACTGACGCCTGCGAACGTGAAAGATGTTATCAGTGCCATCAGGGCAAAACTGGATTCACTGGTTACTGCCGGGAAACTGATTGGGGCGTCGTGCTGGTATGACGTGGTGGATAACGGCACCACGAATTTACGTCAGGGGCGCGTGCGTATTCGCTACAAATATACGCCTGTTCCCCCGCTGGAAGACATGGAGCTTTACCAGTCGTTTACTGATGAATTCTTTGGTCCCGCATTTGCGGTGCTGGGAGGTGCCTGATGGCTGTACCAAAACATCTTCGCTTTTTTACGCTGTTTGTGGATGGTGAAAACGAAGTGGGTAAGGTGACGTCCGTCACTCTGCCTAAGCTGACGCGCAAAACCGACAGCTACCGGGGTGGTGGCATGATGGGAGCGGTAAGTATTGATCTCGGCCTGGACGACTCCGCGCTTGATGCGAGCTTTGTCATGGGGGGCGCAGTTCGTGAGCTGTTCCTTAAGTATGGCGGCACGATTGACGGCACGCTGCTGCGTTTTGCGGGTGAATACTACACCGATGCGGAAAGCGACCTGTATGAAGTCGAAATGCGCGGACGTGTGACGGAAATTGATATGGGGGAAGCCAAACAGGGCGAAGCCACATCACACACTTACGCCATTAAAAACACCTACTACAAGCTGAGCGTTAACGATCGCCCGTTGTGGGAGATTGACCTGCTGAACTTCATTTACCGGAAGGACGGCAAGGACATTGTGCCCGATCGCATCCGTTCCGCGCTCGGGCTTGGCTGATAAGTAATATGCAGGCGGCGCAGTGCGTCGCCTCTGACTGAAAAGGAGACAACTGATGAAAGGCATCGATACTGAAACCCGGAATAACACCGTGGCGGATGATGTGACGGCAGGTGAGGATATGGCTGTCGAACGTGGTGTAAAACTTTCCCGGCCAATTGAGCGTGGTGGCGAAAAAATCACGTATGTGGAGATCACCGGGGCTATTGAGCAGGCTGGATCCCTGCGTGGTCTGTCGCTGTCTGATGTGTTGAATCTGAAAGCGGATACCATGTTCACGCTGTTGCCTCGCGTGACCTCGCCACGACTGGATGAAGTGATGATTAAAAAAATGTCGTCACGCGATTTTATTCAGTTGTGCGCTGTGGCTGTAAATTTTATGAGCGAGCCAGACTCTGGCGCGAAGAGCGTGCAGGAGACGGCAGCGTAATCACCCTGGTGTGCTTTGAGCACATCGAAGATCTGGTGGCGGATATTGCTGCCATTTTTAACTGGTCGCCCGCCGAAATCTTCATGATGACGCCCGGCGAAGTGGTTAGCTGGCGTGAGCGGGCGGCACTTCGCAGCGGGAATGCAGATAATGAAGACTCTTGATATCCGGGTCGCTTTCAGCGCTGTTGACAGGCTGACCCGGCCTGCCGAAAACGCCCGCCGCCTGATGGGGCGGTTTGGTGACTCCATCCAGCGAACGCAGGGGGCGATCAAAAATCTCGAGCGTCAGGCGCGTTCATTTGAGCGCGCCCGTGACGCTGTCAGTACAGCGGATGCGGGCATCGTGAAAGCACGACGCCAGCTTAACGCCCTTAATCAGTTACAACGCACGGGTACAGTGCTCAGCGAAAAACAACAAAAGCTGATGCAGCAGTTAAGCACCCGGCTTGAACGCCTGAATGAATCGCGCGCACGGGAAATTCAGAAAATGCGGGAGCTTGGCGGAGAGCTGAAACGCCACGGCATTTCCCTGACAGGCAGCGATAACACCATCCAGCAGGCCATCAGACGCACCGAACAGTACAACAACCAGCTTGAACGCGAACGGCAGGCGCTTGCGCGTGTAACGCGGGCGCGTGAGCGGTATTCGCGCTCGCAGGAAACTGCGGGGAAACTGAAAACAGGTGGTGCGCTGGCAACAGGTGCGGCAGCGGCGGGCGGCTATGCTGCCGGGCGTTTTTTACAGCCCGCGATCGGGTTCGGGAAAGAGATGTCCCGCGTTCAGGCACTGACGCGAATCGACCAGAACAGCCCGCAGTTTAAGGCGCTGCGTGAGCAGGCGTTAAAACTTGGCTCTGAAACGCAGTTCACCGCTGGAGATGCCGCCAGTGGACAGGCATTTCTTGCAATGGCTGGCTTCACACCACAGGCCATTCAGGCTGCGCTTCCCGGCGTGCTGAGCATGGCAACGGCTGGCGGTATGGATCTCGGCGAGACGGCGGATATTGGCTCAAATATCCTGACGCAGTTCGGCCTTTCTGCTGACCAGATGGACCGGGTCGGTGACACGCTCACCGCAGCGTTTACCCGTACCAACACTGACCTTCGCGCACTGGGCGAAACCATGAAATATGCAGGTCCGGTGGCGGGTAAGCTGGGAATATCGCTGGAGCAGGCCGCAGCGATGGCGGGCGTGCTGGCGAATATGGGTATCAGGGGAAGTGATGCCGGGACGGCAATGCGTGCCAGCCTGGCTCGTCTGGCATCACCGCCAAAGGCGGCAGCAGAGGCGCTGAAAGAGCTGGGCGTGTCTGTCTCGGATGCCGGGGGCAAAATGCGCCCGATGGAAGATCTGCTGACTGACCTTTATAAAGCCACCCGCAAATACGGAGAAGTTGATCGGGTATCGTTCTTTAAGGACATTGCCGGAGAAGAGGCTTTCACATCATTTATGGCCCTCGTTGATGCGGCAGGTGACGGATCCTTACCTAAACTGAGAAAAGAACTTGAAGGCGCACGCGGTGAGGCTGAACGCACGGCAAAGGTTATGGCCAACAACCTTGACGGCGATCTGAAATCACTCGGCAGTGCATGGGAAGGGTTGCGCATCCGCATTGCAGATCTGATTGACGGTCCGCTGCGTTCTGTCACGCAGTGGCTCACGCGGGTGGTATCAAAGGTGACGGCGCTGGCGCAGGCCCATCCGGCACTGACGCGCCAGCTACTGATTGCAGGTGGGGCGTTGCTGGCGATGACTGCAACGGTCGGCTCGTTGTCGCTGGCTATTGGTGTGCTTGCTGGCCCGCTGGCAAAACTGCGTCTTGGCTTTTCCCTCCTGACCGGATCAATGAATGCTGTCAGGCTCCTGCCAGCACTATGGGGAATGGTGACGGGTTCCGTTTCGTTACTGGGGGGCGCTATCGGGGCGCTGATCAGTCCGGTTGGTCTTATCGTGGCTGCGCTTGCCGGAGCTGCCGTTCTTATCTGGAAATACTGGGATCCCATCAGGGCATTTTTTGCCGGGGTGTTCAGCGGGATTATGGAAAGGCTGACCCCGTTGCGCGAAACCTTTGAACGGTTTGGTCCTGTTTTTGACGCAATCGGAAGCGGGATCAGCCAGGTGTTTAACTGGTTTAAATCGCTGCTGTCACCGATGGAGTCCAGCAAGGAAACGCTGGATAAATGTACCAGTGCTGGCGAGATATTCGGTAACGTTCTTGGCGGTGCGTTACAGCTTGTTCTGACACCTGCAAAAATGCTACTGGATACGCTGGCGTGGATACTTGAAAAACTTGGCGTCCTTCCGGATGAAGCGGAAAAGGCGCGCAAGAAAATCGAAGACGCACAGCGTGCGGCCATTCTTCAGAACAAGGTTGCCTTGCTTCAGGGGGACCTTGCGAAAATCAATCCGCCGAAGCCTGTGGAAAATGGCAATGGCACCGGAGGTGATAAACCCAAAGACAACAAACCGCTCACAGACAGCAATACCGGGACGCTACGCAGACTCAGCAAAATTGCTGATAACACAGGTAAGCTGGTTGATGAGACGAAAAAACGCATTGGCCCTGGCGATATTGTCTTTAAGAACCTGCCCCGCGCACTTGCTGTTCGTGGGGAGTGGCAGGAGCGGAAGATTGCGCAGGTCAGTAAGCCTGCCCCCGCAATTAATATCACACCCGTAGTCCCGGCTCCGCTGCCTCCGGCGCTGGTCCCTGTTGTTGCGGCCAGCTCCCGCCCGGTGGCGGAGGCCATACGATCGCCAGTGGCATCAGTTCCTGCAGCTTCCCGTAATCGGGAGCCTGCTGTCTCCAGATTTGGCGGTGAAATTCATGTTCATCTGCATAACGTTGTTACGCAGAATCCCCGCGAACTGGCGAAACTGGTCGGTGAAATGGTCAGGGCAGAGATGGAACGGCGCGCCCGTGCCGGACGTGGCAGTTTTTACGATAAAGATTGAGGAGTCATGGTCATGATGATGATCTACGGCATGTTTGTTTTTGAGCTGCGCACACTGCCGCATCAGCAGTTACAGCAAAACAAAAGCTGGCGGCATGTGAAAAATGAACGCGTTAACCGTTCAGCAAGCTGGCAGTATATAGGTGCAGGTGATGATCGCATTGTGCTTTCCGGCGTGCTTTATCCTGAAATTACAGGTGGCGAAGTGTCGCTTTCGTTGCTGACCACGCAGGCATATACAGGACGCCCCTGGCCTCTGATTGATGGTGTCGGGCAGATTTACGGCATGTATGTGCTGACTGAAACGAATACGACCCGTTCCGAGTTTGATCGCTACGGTAAGGCGAAAAAGATAGAATTTTCACTGACCCTTGAACGCTGTGATGAGGATTTGCGGGAGCGCCTGCAATCCTCATCATTCAGCGATATGCTGTCCGGCTTCAAAGATAAGGTGACATCATCTCTTAACAGCGCGGCCAGTTCAGTTAAAGGGCTGTTCTGATTTAACACAAAAACCGCTAATGGTCAGATTAGCGGTTATTTTGTTTCCTGACTCTTCTCTATTGTTCCGATTGATTCTCCTGCGGGGTGGTAACGATAAATCGTCGATATACCAATGCCGTAAATTATTGCCAGTTGTTTTCTGTCGTGCCCGTTTTTGATCAGCCTTGCTATTTGCTCATGCTGTTCTTTTGTCAGCTTCGGTCGACGTCCGCCTGTGCGCCCCCGTGCGCGTGCTGCCGCCAGTCCGGCCAGTGTACGTTCAACAATTAATTCACGTTCCATTTCAGCCAGGGCACCCATCACGTGGAAGAAAAAACGCCCCATTGGAGAAGATGTATCTATGCTGTCGGTCAGACTGCGAAAATTAATTCCTCGCTCCCGTAGTTCCCCGACGAGAGAAATCAGATGTTTCATGCTTCGCCCGAGGCGATCCAGTTTCCAGACAACCAGCGTGTCACCTTTTTGAAGGCGCTTTAAAGCGCGTTTTAATCCCGGTCGGTCTGTCTTTGTCCCGCTTAATTTATCTTCAAATATTTGTTCACATCCTGCACAAACAAGAGCGTTTCGTTGCAGGTCTGTATTCTGGTCATTTGTTGATACCCTTACATAGCCAATCAGCACGCTGAATCTCCCGTCCAAAAGCGCAAATCATGCCATGCAGGCCGGAAACGGCCATTATCTAAAACCTCGGTTTACAGGAAACGGTAAATCAGGCTTCTGGCGCATTACAGAAAAACCAGAACGGCGCAGATATTCCGGGGAAAGATACCTTCACCAAAAATATTGGTGCCTGCCGCGCATATAGCTCATGGCTGAATATTGGTGGCGATAGTCAGGTCTGGACAACCGCGCAATTTATTTCGTGGCTGGAGAGTCAGGGAGCATTTAACCATCCTTACTGGATGTGCAAAGGCTCATGGGCTTATGCAAATAATAAGGTCATTACAGATACAGGTTGCGGAAATATTTGTCTTGCAGGTGCTGTGGTGGAAGTTATTGGCACTCGCGGCGCAATGACCATACGCGTTACCACGCCGAGCACGTCCAGCGGTGGCGGAATTACTAACGCTCAATTCACTTATATTAATCATGGTGATGCTTACGCTCCTGGCTGGCGACGAGACTACAACACGAAAAATCAACAACCTGCATTTGCTTTAGGGCAAACAGGAAGCACTGTCGGAAATGATAAAGCTGTTGGCTGGAACTGGAATAGCGGGGTCTATAACGCAAACATTGGTGGCGCATCGACATTAATCCTCCACTTCAATATGAATACGGGGAGCTGCCCTGCTGTACAGTTCCGCGTGAATTACAGGAACGGCGGTATTTTTTATCGTTCAGCGCGTGATGGTTATGGCTTTGAAGCTGACTGGTCAGAGTTTTACACCACAATCCGCAAACCCTCTGCGGGAGATGTTGGTGCATATACGCAGGCAGAATGTAACTCAAGGTTTATTACAGGTATTCGCCTTGGTGGTCTGTTATCTGTTCAGACATGGAATGGTCCCGGATGGTATGACAGGTCAGGTTATGTCGTTACGGGTTCAGTTAACGGAAACCGTGATGAATTAATTGATACAACTCAGGCAAGGCCAATTCAGTATTGCATTAATGGGACGTGGTATAACGCGGGGAGTATTTAACGATGATGCACTTAAAAAACATTTCTGCTGGTAATCCTGAAACAAAAGAGCAATACCAGCTAACAAAGCAATTTAACATCAAATGGCTTTATACAGAGGATGGGAAAAACTGGTATGAGGAGCAAAAGAACTTTCAGCCTGATACGTTGAAAATGGTCTATGACCACAACGGCGTTATTATTTGTATTGAAAAGGATGTTTCAGCAATTAATCCGGAAGGCGCAAGCGTCGTTGAGGTTCCTGATATTACAGCAAATCGCCGGGCTGATATTTCAGGTAAATGGATGTTCAAAGATGGCGTAGTGATAAAGCGAACTTATACCGGGGAAGAGCAGAGGCAACAGGCGGAAAATGAAAAGCAAAGCCTGCTACAGCTCGTCAGGGATAAAACCCAGCTGTGGGACTCACAGCTACAGCTGGGCATCATTTCCGCCGGGAATAAGCAGAAATTAACCGAGTGGATGCTCTACGCGCAGAAGGTCGAATCCACAGACACCTCCAGTCTGCCAGTAACGTTTCCCGCACAACCAGAATGAGAGAAGGCCCGCTATCGGGCCTTAATTTTTACTCTGGTTTTTGTGGCCATTCTGGCTTTGCCGTATCCACACGGCTGACCAGAACACTGTAGCGTTCCCATGCTTCCAGTCGTGCGCGTTCCTCATCTGTTGCCATATTCAGCCTGACAGAGCGCTCCAGCGGCTGAATAACGCTTTCTGCTTCGGAAAGTAACGCGGCCTTTTGTGATTCGGCCTGTTGTTGTTGCTCGTCTGCCGTATAAATCCGTTTAACTACAGCTCCATCCTTAAACATCCACTTTCCTGAATCATCAGCGCGGCGGTTGGCTGTAATATCAGGAACCTCAGCGACGCTAAAACCTTCAGGGTTAAGCGTGGAGGCATCTTTAGTGATGGCGACAATAATATTATTTGCATCGTAAACAATCTTTATTGTGTCTGGCTGAAAGTTCTTCACTTCCTCATACCAGTTTTTTTCGTCCTCAGAGTAAAGCCAGATGACTCCGTGCTTCTTTGTTAACTCATACTGCTCCAGTGTTTTAGCATTACCCGCTTTTATGTTCTTTAAGTGCATCATATTAAACGCTCGCTACATTATACCATGTGCCATTTATATACTTTTGAACGGGTCTGTAATAAACGCCAGCTATATTATCGGCAGAGTTTTTGCCTGTATCCTGAACATTAATACCAGACAATACATGACCTGAAGGGCACTGGAAATTCCATGTTTGCCAGTTATTCACACCATAATATTGCTGTGAGCCAAGCCGGACATCTTTCACATATCTGGAGTCAAAATTGCCATAATTGCCGGGAATAACTTGCGCACCACAAAGCCAGTTACCGTTATTATCCATGTACGCCTGACCATCGGTGCCATTGGCTGTCCTTGAGTTATTAATCATGTAGATGCCAAATTGCTTATTCCCCAGCCCACCAATTACGAATTTACGGTCGGTATGGTCCTGGCGAAGCAATGCCTGCGCACCATCGTTGGATACCGCATTACGGCCCAGAATAACATTCTGGTCACGCATATGAATCCACATGCCGGTACTACTGTTAATTGCAAAACGGTTTGCAAATATATCTCCTGTAACAACCAGACCATGCCCCATGCTTATCCGGCCAGTTCTGAGATTAAGCGTAAAGGGGCGTAATGGCCCTATATTACCATTTTCTCCCTCATTCTCTCGTGTAGGGATGATATGCAGGCATTCTTCAGAACGGCGAAAAATGGCACCAAAAGATGAATTAAATATCCTCAGTGCATTGACTGTCGATATTTTCACTTCACTGCTGAAAAGGGCTTTAACAAGAACAGACAAAGCATTCCATTTAAGATTCATCAGGTCTTTAGGCCGGGTGCCAATGATGCGGTGTCTCCATTTGAAATACTCATTGCCGTTGTCGCCTGTTTCAAACCACATGTATGAATCAGTATCGCTGTCGGCATCATTTTTAAAACCAATCTTTGCCCAGTCAGTATTCCGAATCCAGGCAAGGATTGAGTCGTTTTCAAAAGTAAGCCCACCGGACAAGATATCGCCTGTCTTTTGGACGGCGTTACCAGCCTTGTTTACCGTTTCCTGTAAACCGAGGTATTCGATAACGGCGGCAACGGTCGATTTCGCAAGAATATCCCGCCCTACTTTTGTCAGAGTTGCCAGGCTGGCGACATCATTCCCCGTAAAATACGGAAACCTGTCTGCCGCAGTAGCAAGCCCGGCCAGCGCCGTCAGGGTGGCATCTTTCGGTTGCTTACCCGCAAGCGCGTTAGTCATGGTGGTCGCAAAATTCGGGTCGTTGCCCAGCGCCGCCGCCAGCTCGTTCAGCGTGTTCAGTGCGTCAGGTGAAGAGTCTACAAGTGCGGCAATCGCGGCCATAACGAAAGCCGTGCTTGCGATTTGGGTATTATTCGTTCCCTGTTGTGCAGTTGGTGTTGTTGGCGTTCCGGTCAGTGCCGGGCTGTTTAATGGGGCTTTCTTGTTCGTTTCATCCATTACCGCCTTAACCGCTTTTGGTGTCGCTGCCAGCGTTTCAGACGTGCTGTTGGTTGCACTGCTGAGCTGGACTATCCCTTTTCGTGCCGTCGTGGCGTCCTGAGCGGTATATTTTCCGTTAGCCAGGTCATACGCGGCCTTAACCGCTTTCGGCGTTGCGGCCAGCGTTTCAGACGTGCTGTTGGTGGCGTTGCTGAGCTGGACAAGGCCTTTTGCGGTCAGCGAGGCGTCCGGGTGACGTCGTGACTGTTCATGCTCTTTCAGTTTGTCATCCACGTAATTCACTGTGGCCATCACCATGGTGTTATCCACGGTAAGCGCCACAGTGGCAGTGCTGGATACGGTCAGAATGGTGCGAAATGTTTGTGCACGTCCGGATCCTTCGGCAACGGTTGGCTTGTAACTTTCGGCAGTATTGCCTACCGCGATCAAATCGCCGTGCTCATCAAACACACCAATTTCCCGGATCCAGAATCCGCCCGTTTCAGGAGGAATAACCAGCTCCGCAATAATGTGGTTCTGATGTGTTGCGTCCAGGGTGACGCGATTAACGGTATGTCGCCACACCTCATGCACAAGACGGGTCTGCTTACTGTCTGGCGTGGGTAAAGTACCGCCGCCGTCACCCACGGCCATATGTGTCAGGCGGACAGGCTTGCCATCTGACGCGGCTGCCTGAGCTAATTTTTTGGCACCAGTATCAGTGATAATGGTTTTAAATTTTCGTGTTGTGGTACTCATGCTTAATCGTCCGGATAAATGGTAATGACTTCACCGTCGTAAGTTGCTGCCGCCGCGAAAATATCTCCCGGGATCTCCTGAATGATATTCAGCCCTGTCATGTGGCGGCTGACCGGGCGGGCATCAGCAATCAACCGCTCCATTTCCAGATACATTTCCTCCGTCACGCCACTGTCCAGCGTGCCAACATCAATCTTGAATGTTCCGGGTTCGCCGTTGAACTCCCACCACTCAGACACGCGAATGAGGTATCCCAGCGGCTCAATGGCCCGTCGCAGGGCGCTGATGGTTCCTTTGTGTCGGTGTATCAGCCATGCATCACGAATCACCTGTCGCTTTGTCTCTTCCGGCCAGTTGCGATCCCAGCGGTCAACGGAAAACGCCCAGGCGAGATAAGGCAGCAGATGCACCGGGCAGGTGTCCGGCGACCACAGCGTGTTGAGGTCTGCCGGAATGTCTGTAATGCGTGTTCCGACGGCTTCGGCACAACGCATGAAATTGCTGGCTGATGGTGGTAACAGTGAATTACTCATTACGCCCACCTTCGCTGATGGTGAATGACTCACAGCGCGCCGCCTGTATGTCGCTGATGGCCATATTCTGTGTGGGTTCGATTATCTCCACGCGTTGCACACCGTGCACATGCAGTGCGGCAGCAATGGCGGACAACGCCACGTCCTGACCGATAAGCCCCTGCTCAGCCAGCCACTTCCTGAACGACGATTCAGCCGCAGCCAGAATAGGTTCGGATTCCGGACCGGGGTAAAAGTACAGTTTTGCATTCAGCCGCCATGTCACGATTCTGGCACTCTGTACGGTCAGGCGGTCGGCCACCGGGCGGGTATCCTCTGCATTCAGAACGGCGCGAACGGTATTAAGCAACGCCTCCGTTGCTGTGCCGTCGCCCTCAGTGGACAGGATGGAAACCGTCACATTTGCCGGAGACGGACTGATGGCCCGCGCATCGCGCACCAGACCGCTGGCGCTGCGGGCAAAATACTCGTATGCGCCTGACGGGCCTGCAACACTCAGGCCGTCATACGCCCGCTGCGCCCGCAGTCTCAGCGAGGTGTCGTTCTCCATCACCACGTCGGTGGTATCCGTTGCCGGAGTGATAACCAGGCGCTTTGTGTTCATATTGCCCGCGAGGTTGTCCAGGTCTGTTCCGGCGCTGTGGCTCAACATGCAGGCGCGTGCGGCCTCATTGACCCGCTGGCGTAACAGCATTTCACGAAACGACATGGTTTGAGCGATAACGTTCAGGGGTTCCGATTCCAGTTCCAGTGCGGCGGAGACGACTTCACGCTGTTCGGCGGGATAAGCTGCAATCATCATGGCCTTTGTGTCAGCCAGAATTGCCTCAAAGTCAGGCTCCGCGATGATGGCGGGTTCCGGTAACTGGGAAAGGTCAACGGCAGGCATGATTTACTCCCTCAGCGTGATGGTTAATTCAACATTCTGCATGGTCTGCATGACAGTGCCCGACAGCGTCACCCCGGCGTGGCCTCCTGCCTTCCAGACAACGTCGATGGCGTTCAGGGCAATGCGTGGTTCCCATCGTGTCAGTGCAATCACGGTAGCACTCATGCATTGCAGACGCGTGGTGTTATTCATGGGTTCGTCAATCAAATCAGGCACAAGGCTGCCATATTCCCGTCGCATAACCCGGCTTGCCAGCGGGGTGGTCAGGATGTCCCTGACTGACTGTTTCAGGTGCGCCATATCGTTCAGGTTTCCCGTCCCGTCCGGGTTCATTCCTGTGTAGCGGGTTGTCACTGCGGGCCTCCTGTCGAATCGCTGCCACCTTTAACGCCACCGTGCTTATGCGTATGCACTGTGATGCCGTTTGAGGTGAAATCGCCGCCGCTGTGCGTGATATTGCCGCTCATCGTTCCCCCTTTTGTGACGTCAAGCGTCGCTGTTCTCAGAAGGTCTGTGCATTCCACGACAGGCGTGTTCAGTGTCACGCTGATGGATGCCTGCAAAGTGGCCGTTTTCATGCCGCTTGCGCTCAGTGCGCCTGCGTCCGCGTCGTAGCGGAACACCGCGCCGTCCGGCGCGCTGACCACGATTTCTTTCAGGCTTTTGCCGGGTGCCGGAATGGCATCACTCCACAGGCTGCCGATTATCATGGCGGTTTCCGGGTTGCCGCCGATGCAGGCAATTGCCACCTGTTCGCCTGGTGATGGCGGAAACCACACGTTGAAGTCTCCCGCGCGCGTGGTGTTCCAGCGCAGCCAGCCTGTTTCCAGTTCGCCGCTGCGAACGCGCACGCACCAGGATTCCTCATCAACTTCAGAGATGATCCCGGTGCGGATGATATTGCTCAGCAGTCGCATGAGTTCTGCGCTCATCGTACAGCCTCCGCAATCCGGCCCAGCACCGTGTTATAAATCAGGCGCTCATCTGCCTGGCTGATACCCAGCAGCTCACGTACCGGGTAATCGGTGAAAATGCCCGGCGCAACCTGATCGCGCTCACCGAACTGATGAACGCGTGCAATACGTGCGGCCACGCCGCTGTAACCCACCGTCACACCGGAAGCATCTGCACGGGCTTTCAGGTAGCGGGCGGTGCGCAGTTTTACGAACATGGAGACGCGCCTGGTGCTGTCCTGGTTGATGCGCCGGGTGCGTATTTCCAGAAAACGGTCGATGTCATCCCGGTAAAACGTGCGGATATTGTTTTTATCCTCATCCCACCCGGTGATGGTTCGCCCGTATTTCCCCGTGTCGTGATGCCAGTTTTTCAGCGTGCGTGCTTCGTTATTCCAGATAAAGCGAATGCGCTCCTGTATCCGGGTTACGCGGCGTCTGCGTGGTGTCCATGCGGTCCCGTCCGGCGCTTTCTGTGACCGGATACGCGCCTGCTGGGCGCGGCGTAAATCCTGTGCCAGCTTTCTGGCGATGTTATTAATGGCCTGCTGATTCAGGCTGTCGCGGATAGCCTCAAAGGTTTCATCCACGCGGGTGAATGCCTTATCCATCGCTTTCCCCCCACGTCACATCCTGGAATACATGCGACCAGTCGCCTTCGGAAGAGGGCAGGCGGGGTTTTGGCTCCGGCAGGTGTTCTGCCTGCGGTGTGCCCTGACTGCTGCGCGTGATGCGAACGCGTTCCCGCAGGGGGAGCGTAAACAGGAGATCGGCGCTGTCATCGTCATTGATAACGGCGGAAAATTTGATGTCCTGATTACGCTCCGGATTGAGCAACAACTGTGGCTGATTTTCGGATAACCACGCCAGCAGCGGCAGCGTGAGGTCGTCCAGCTCTCCGGCGTAATCCATGACAAACATCACTATCTGATAGCGGTAAACAAACGATGGGGTTTCTCCGGTCGTTTCAATGTTGCCGCTCTCCACGAAAATGGTGAATTTTTCCGGGTTGGCATGACACCACCGGCATGAACGGGTCATGGCTTCACGCAGGGAATCAGTTTTCAGCATGGTTGTTGTCCTCGTTGTTCAGTCGTTGCAGCCTGCGCTGTTCCAGTAATTCAATGGCCCGCTTATCGGCGTTACAGGTTTCCAGTGCGTCCATGAGGCTGTCGCTCCATATCCCGATGTTTCCCCATGATGGCGTCACCGGAAACGGCGGGGGAAGTACGGGGGCGGTCAGCCCTTCCGGGATGAAACGGAACGACGGCGGCGGCGCGGACGCGTTCTGCGTGCTGGTGCAACCGCTCAGTAAAGCGAGCGTCAGGAACAGCGCGGGCACATGCATCTGTCGTGATATCGTTGCGTAGCTGTTCACGTCGGATTTCCCCTTCCTGTTGTCGGTTCTGGCGCGCTGTCATGACGTCACGCAGTACACCGGATGCGGTGCTGATGATGGTGCCGGCCTCTTTCAGGGTCCGGCTGTAATCGTCCAGTTGCGCCTGTGTATAACGGTTGTGTCCGTCTTCCTGCCCCAGTCTGAATGTCTGCCAGAGTGTTATGGTCAGCAGCGTGAGGACGGTCAGTGCCATCATCAGGATGTAACGCACTTTCATGACTGGCCTCCGGTGTCACGTAAGCACCATGCACGAAAATCAGTACGACGGTTAACCAGTCCCTGTGAGCGTTCGCCGCCGCTGTTCACGAAGTCAGTCAGTCTGTTGCACATGTCAGGCCAGTTGTGCGCCTGTGCATGTTTCCAGATAGTGGTGCGGTGGTAGTTACGGTTCTTATCCCTGAACCACATAAGATTTCTGCATCCAAGATTAAAGGCGGCATCTGTCATTGCCTCAAACGCGGACTGTGGCATGGCGTTGCCGCTGAAGTTCTGATTTATGCAGTTTTCTGCATGTTGCATATCATTAACCCAGCGCCCGGCGACTTCCGTTTCGGTGTACAGACGATTTTCCACATGCCCGGTCGAGCCGCACCCCACGGTCATTACCCCGGCAATATCCCGGTAAGGCGTTGCGCGACAGTCCTCCCATGTGGCAATGCGGATTTGCGCTTCCGGGCTGGTCCGGAGTTTGTGAGGGGCAATGGAGAACCCCAGCGCCACAATGGCGGCTACGGCGTAACGTTTAACGGGCAGCTTTATCATGTGTATCGTTATCCCGCAGAATGTTCAGAGCCTGACGCTCACTGTCGTGAAGTGGCCGTGCGTCTGACTGCGCCAGGATACTGGCGATGAGTTCATTGCGACGCTGCATGGCGGTTTCCATCAGGCGGCGATGTCGCCAGGCATGTAATGCAGACAGAGAACCGAGTAACAACCCGGCAAGGGCGATTTTTTCACTGATGGTCATCACGCCTATTGTGGTGGCTGTGACTGATGCCCAGAAGGTGATCCAGTCACTCACCCGCTGAAAAAAACCTGTTACCATAGCTGTATCATCTCTCGTTGTTTTTTCTTCTCCGGCTCCGGCATTTCCACCTCCTGTCCGGCTTCCAGAAATACCTGTCGGCAGAGTCCGGGGTTGGCATCCAGCACCTTTTCGGTGACGCCCTGCGTCGTGCCGTAGTACCGGAAACAGAGCGAATCCACGGTGTCGCCTTCCAGTGCCTTCACTTTCATCAGCACAGCTCCGCAAAGATTCGCGGGCGGCACAGAATGTCAGAGATGGCCCAGCTCACATCGCGCCACAAATCCGATGTCTGTATATCCAGTGCGTCCGCCCGGCGGTCGCCCTTGTCCGTTGTGTCCGCATCGCGGTAACGCTCCAGAATCAGGGCGCGTGTGGCGGTATAAACAGCATTGCGCCAGTGCCAGAGATTGACGCTTTCTCCGTTAATTACGGGTGCCGGAACATCGGCCAGCGTCTGATGGCCAGCCGCCTGCTGTTCCTGCTGCCATGCTTCCAGCTCGCGGGTAACGTGTGCCACGGCCCCGGTGGCGGTATGCAGCAGGCGGGAGGTGGTCACGCGGCCCGGCAGTCGTACCGCCAGACGCAGCTCGCGCAGCACAATATCCGGCCAGAATGCACCCGCTGAAATACGGGTATCGCCATCTTCGGTGTCGGTGATGTCGTCCTCTGCGGGTCCGGGTTCAGTTCTGGCAACCATACTCATGGGGTTCACTCCTGAAAAAATCGGGCGGTGGGTGCGCGGTGTAAACGGTCACGGAGCCAAACCGGAACACCGCGCACGCCGCCCGCTGACGGGGTCAGTCGTTAACCGCGCTTCGCCTTCTGCGTCGCGGTGGTTTTTCGTGTAGCAGGCTTCCGCGTTGTCTTTTTACTTTCGCTGCTTTCGTCCTGCGCCTGCTGTGCGCTGGCGTCTTCTGGTGCGGCTGCGGAATCGGCTTTTTTCAGGGCGCGGGAAAGGGTTGCAATCTCGCGTTTCACACCTGCGTTCTGGTTCAGATGCATCGCTTCGCGCAGCAGCTTCAGTGATGAGGCCATGCTGTCCGCATCGCTCAGGCCACGGCGGGCAAAGGCGCACGCCTTGCATAATTTGGCGCGCACTTCGTCCGGCATATCCTGGTTGGCGACAATTTCCCAAAGTGTGTCCAGTGGTTCGATAAAGACGGACAAATCCGCGTCGGCATCCGTCCCGGCCTGCGTCAGTACCGGATTGCAGATTTCTTCGGTCAGCACTGTGGCAGCAGTACGGCCAAAGTTATCCGGCATGATGAGGTTGTGACGGACCGCATACGCACCAATACGCAGCGCAAGCGGAAGATCGCCGCAGTCAATCGCCCACACCATCAGCGTGGCAATCACTTCGTCCTGTTGCCCGCCGTCAGCCTCCAGCGTTCCCTCAATCCAGCCGGAAAAGTCCGGCAACAACGCTTTTTTGATGTCGGCTTTCGCGCTTCTGGCCTGTACGCCCTTAAGCCGGGCCTGTGCCAGACGCAGACGATACAGCACCTCTTCATGCGCGGTACGCGCGGTGTGGTCCACACCTTCATTCGCCCGGCCTGCGCGCTGTGCCATCACGTTCTGCCAGTGTTGTTGTGCAGGAGTAATCATTTTTTCTCTCCGTTACAGGCGGGCATGATGCCCGCCGTGAGTTGATTAGCTGTCGGCGAACTTCAGGCCAGTGACCATCGCGCACTTGCCATAGTCTTCAACGACATAAGCGTCATTGATGGACTGGTAGGTGGCGATGCGGTTGTATTCCGGTTCGTCTTTCATCAGACGACGCATTGAACCTTTCTGCCAGTAAATCGACAGGTTGTTGAATGAGGTGATCAGCATCGTTGCATCCGGGAAGAACGGTGCAAGGAACACACCCAGCCCGCCAATGGTGCGCGATGACAGGATGAGCTGCCCGGCAAGTAATTCCGCATTGGGATTCTGGCCGCTGATGCTGTTCAGCACTGGCAGACGCAGCGAGTTAAACAGGTTGCGCCCCATAATCACCACGAGGTCGTCAGCTTCCTTGTGCCATTCATCCAGCAGAGATGAGCGCGCGTCCTGTACCAGTGCATCAGGGTTCGCGTATTTACCCGCGTGCGCCACGGTGTTGTCCATGTTGCGGGAAGTCAGCGTCACGTCATTCATTACGCGCTCGCTGGCATTGGTTCTGATGTGCTCCAGCCACCCCACGTTAACGTCCTGAAGCAGCTTGTTGGTGCTGAAGTTGGACTCATCCGCGTGAGATGTGCCGTTGAAACCGATCATGATGCGGTCAAGTGCCACCTGTCGGGCAATCTGTGCGCTGATGCGGGACTGAAAATCAGGATGTGCCGCCCAGGCATCAAGCTGCGGATATGAAATAAACGTGTCGTAGTTCACCTGTTCGCACTGGTATTTGCGGTTTTTCAGATCAACCACGTTATTCGGGTTACGGCGTTTTGTGCCGTCATAACTGGTATTCGTGCGTGCAATTGGCCCGGTGGTGTCCAGGAGGATTTTTTCGCCTTTCTGGTCGGTCACGCCGATCACGTTAATTCTTTTTGTAAATTCGGTGCTTTCCTTTGAGGCGTTTTCAAAACGCTGCTGCACCGAGGGTTCCACGGTAAATCGCGATACCAGCGCAGAAACCGGGATATTGTTAAGCGACGCCTGCTGCGCCATATAGCAACCCAGCTTGTTGCGGGTAATATCTGACATCACCAGATTCATAAAAATTTGCTCCTTTGTCTTATCAGAAGTCAGCCAGCTGGTCGGAGGGTGCGCCCGTTGCGGTGAACCTGTTCTGCGGATCGCCGTCCTGCGTGCGCAGTTTTTCCTTCAGTGCTGTCAGCTCTGTGGTCAGTGACGTAATTTTCTGGCGGTCCTGCTGATGGCGGGTTTCCAGCACATTAAAACGGTCGATAATGTCAGCCTGTGACGTTGCGACGCCTTCCACCGCTTCCTGAATACGGGAAAAACTGGCGTCATCCGCTTTGCGGCCACGGCCAATAATCCCCATTACGCGGTTAAACCACTGGGTGCCTTCTTCCTGGCGTTGTTCTGCCATTTCGATGATTTCAGACTCGATGGCTTCGGAAATGAGCGGTGCTTCACCCTGGACACTGTTGAACGTCATCACCGCCTGACGCTGCTGTGCCGTGAATTTCAGGCGCTCAGTGCCCAGGCTTGCCGGGGTGTCGGTCATCGCCAGCCCGACCAGATAGGCGCGCCCGTTAACGGAGAACTGCGGGTGCAGTTCGATACTGGAATAGATTTTCTTGCCGTCCGCGACAAGCTGCTTCATGCGCTCGGTCGGTTCGATTTCTGCATACAGCGCAGTACGTCCGGCCAGCGGACCTTCCGTAATGTCTTCCGTACTCAGTGCGGTGACATCGCCCATTGCGGAAAATTCGCTTGACGGGCATGGCGAGAGATAGTGCTCAACGTTCACGCGGGCAGCGTAAACATCCGGGTTGAAGTTCTCGGCAGCTTCACGCAGATGTACCGGACTGATTTCGCGTCCATCAACAGTTGATCCGGAGACAGCCACGCGAAACTTTTTGCGGGATGTCTTTTTTTCATTAGCCATAGTTTTTGCCCCTCTGACTGGTTCTTCAGTCATGATGGCAAAGCGTAACAGGCTGATACAAAGGGCTTTTGTTGTAAGAAAACGGCCAGAACAGGGGGTTAAGGAGAACGGTTTCGCGCGCGGGTAATCTTCCTGTAATTACTCAGGGGGAGCAATGATTCAGGACGCTTTTGTGCGCCAGCGTGCGCGGCAACTTTACTGGCAGGGTTATCCACCCGCAGAAATATCACGTCTGATGGGAATAAACCCGAACACGATTTATGCGTGGAAAAAACGCGACCAGTGGGATGAAACGCCACCCGTGCAGCGTGTCACGCAGTCCATCGATGCGCGCCTCATCCAGCTTACTGAAAAACAGAATAAAACAGGCGGTGACTTTAAGGAAATAGACCTGCTGACCCGGCAGCTTAAAAAACTGCATGATGGCCAGCCGGATGCGACGGCCACAGGAAAGAAAGGCCGGGCGAAAAAACTCAAAAATCATTTCACGCCGGAGCAGATTGCCGCACTGCGGGAAAAAATCATCAGCAGGCTGGAGTGGCATCAGCGGGGCTGGTTTGACTCCCTGACCCTTTGCAGTGAAGCCGGGATACGTAACAGGATGATCCTGAAATCCCGACAGATTGGGGCGACCTGGTATTTTGCACGGGAAGCACTGCTGATGGCGCTGCGTGACGATGTGGCACAACCTTACCAGCGTAACCAGATTTTTTTGTCTGCGTCGCGTCGTCAGGCGTTCCAGTTTAAAAGCATTATTCAGAAGGCCGCGGCTGAAGTTGATGTGGAGCTGAAAGGGGGCGATAAAATCATCCTCTCCAACGGCGCAGAACTGCATTTTCTCGGTACTTCTGCTGCGACGGCACAGTCCTACACAGGCAATTTTTATTTTGATGAATTTTTCTGGGTCAGTCGCTTTGCTGAACTGCGCAAGGTGGCTGGCGCTATGGCAACCCTCAGCGGGCTGCGACGCACCTACTTCTCCACGCCATCCACCGAAACGCACGAGGCATACGTCTACTGGAACGGCGACCGCTGGAACGAGAAAAAGGCCGCGCATAAACGCCAGCGTTTTTCTGTGGACTGGAAAACGCTGCATAACGGGCTTATCTGCCCCGACCGGACGTGGCGGCAAATTGTCACGCTGGAAGATGTGGTTAATCACGGCTGGAAACACACCGATATTGATGAAATTCGTGATGAAAACACCGAAGACGAGTTCCGCAATCTCTATATGTGTGAGTTTGTCCGCGAAGGGGAATCGGCATTTAACCTGAATATCCTGATTGGCTGCGGTGTTGATGGATACGACGACTGGAAAGACTGGAAACCTTTTGCTCCCCGCCCGATGGGGAATCGTCCGGTATGGATTGGGTATGACGCAAACGGCAGCAGTGGAAACGGCGACAGCGGCGCTGTGTCCGTGGTGGTTCCTCCGGCTGTTCCTGGTGGCCGTTTTCGAACGGTGGAGACGCGACGCGTTCAGGGGCTGGAGTTTGAAGAACAGGCCAGAGTCATTGAAGAGTTCACGTGTCGCTACAACGTGGAACACATCGGCATTGATGCGACTGGCGGGCACGGGGATGCCGTTTATCAGATAGTGAAACGGTTTTTCCCTGCTGCTATTCCGTACACCTTCACGCTGTCATCAAAACGGTCGCTGGTACTGAAAATGCTGCAAATAATGCGTGCCGGGCGGTGGGAATACGATCGCGCCGAACGCGAGCTGGTCGCGGCCTTTAACGCCGTGCGTAAGGTGAAAACACCGGGCGGCTTTATCACTTACGAAACGGACCGCGCGAGGGGGATCAGCCACGGCGACCTTGCGTGGGCAACCATGCTTGCTGTCATTAATGAACCGATTGGCGGCGAAGGAGAAAACGAGCGTTTCACGGTTATGGAGTTCTGATGAGCAGAAAAAATAAAAAAGTGCGCATGAGTTCACGCATTGATCTCGCTGATGCGCTCAGGAAAGAATCATCGCTCAGTGCATTCACATTTGATGGTCCTTATCGCCTGACCGGGCATGACCTGCTGGACAATATGTACTGTGCTGATAACGGGCGGTGGTATGAAACCCCGGTGGACTGGTACGGTCTGGCAAGAGCTGCCCGGCAAACGTCCTGGCATCAGTCTGCGCTTTACTTTAAGCGCAATGTATTGCTCGGCTGCTATATTCCGCACCCGCTGCTTTCCCGGCAGGATTTCTCGGCGCTGGCGCTGGACTGGTTTGTGTTCGGTAACGCATTCCTTGAGCTTCGGAGCAATATGCTCGGCGAACCGCTTAAATTACGGCACGCCCTGGCGAAATACATGCGACGCGGAAGCGATCTTGAATCATGGTGGTATGTGCAGGATGGCAAGGATGCGTTTCAGTTTCGTCCTGGCAAAGTGTGCCACCTGATGAATCCGGATATTAACCAGGAAATCTACGGCATGCCGGAATATCTTGGCGCATTACTCTCGGCCAGCCTTTCTCATTCGGCGGACATGTTCAGAAAACTGTACTACGACAACGGATCCCACGCCGGGTGCATCATCTACATCGGTGCAGCGCAGGTAAACCGCGAAAGCATGGACTCCCTGAAAGAAACGCTACAGGGGGCACGTGGTGGTGGTGCGTTTAAAAACGTGCTCATTCATGCGCCCAACGGGGGCAAAGAGGGGGTGCAAATTTTGCCGTTCCAGCAGATCACCGCAAAGGATGAGTTCATGAATGTTAAGGCGGCATCCCGTGATGATGTGCTGGCTGCGCACCGCGTTCCGCCGCAACTGATGGGGGCGATGCCGGGCGAAAAAAGTGCGTTTGGTGATGTGGAGAAGGCCGCGCGGGTTTACGCAATTAACGAGCTGATGCCCGTCATGGAGGCCATGAAGCACATCAATGACTGGCTTGGCGAAGAGGTGATCCGCTTTAACCCTTACGCACTGTTAGACACCCAGCCCACATCCTGACGCGCTTCGCTTGTCTGCTGCTTCGCCGGGGCATAAAAAATTTATGCCCCGACTCTCCAGCTCCTGTATCAGTCAGATAATTTCACGACGCTTTCCTGCTGATTGCCATCATCGACAGTCAGACTCTTACGCAATCCCACCTCGTTGACTGCATATTCTCGCCGTCTCAGTGCGATTTTGACGGCCTTACCTTTCACCCCATCAAATCAAAAGCCCTCACGTCTTTTTCACGCTCAGCGTGAGAAATACAGCCATTCTGTTGTATCTCTGCGACATCGTTCAGGGAATGCTATTTACCCCCTGAAACGCGGGCTGTTCCCCCGTCACCTGCGCGCAGAAAAAACGCGTTTTTTTGTGCATGCACGGATCCTTGACGGATCCAGCCGCCACGCGGGCCGGAAGGGCAAAAAGTCGTTCAAAAAAATTGTGCAAATTTGTGCACTATTGTGCATTTATAAAATCAACTAAAAAACACCTAGTGTGACTTACCTCTACCACTCGATCGGCACGTAGTCATTAAGTTCCGGAGACCAATTGCACTTTTCACATCTGTGTTTTCCATTCTGGCAGATACATAAACGATAACGGCCACAATGCGGGCACCCATTTTCACCATTATCATAATCACCGAGCGACCATTCCTGCATAAGCAGCTCTTCTTCATCATCATTTAGCATTAATCCCCCTTGAGCTATTTACTCTTCTCGGCCCTCAAAATCATACGAGAACCATCATCCAGCTCCCAATTAATTTCACCGCCTTCTGCCATGACTAGATGCCAAACGAGTTGAGCGGCCTCGTTGGTTACATCGCGACCGCGATCATTTCCTACGCGGCGTTTTGTTCCGTCTCCTAAGTCACGCATTTTTGCCAATACGATGGTTTTTGATAGCGGTGAAAAACCAAGCTGTAGTCGTGCTGAATTACTCACTGGCTGCCCCCTTTGTACTGTGTTAACTCTTCCTGCTCCTGCATCATGCGATTGACCTGAACGCGTGTGCGTCGAACGGCAAAATTAAATTGAAACATGAGCCGGAACATTTCTGATGCTTCCGTGTGAGCATCACGGATAGGTGACAGGCGGTACAGTTCTGCCTCCGTAGCTTGTTGAATCAATGACAGATCAAATTGAAGTGCGGGTCTGGTACATTTTGCACATCTGGCAGCAAGCTCCGGTATTAGTCTCTTAACGAAGGTGTTTTGCACCGCTTTGTTGATTTGTGTCTGCATCCAAATCGCAAATTTCAGCGAACGCATAAGTTTGATAGCCTCGGGCAGCGGCAGATAGATCATGCTGGTAGATTTGGGTGGTTGGTGAACCATCTTCACGGATACGCGATTTCGCAGCGTTCGGAAAATCGTGTTCCCAACAACAGCTTCTACGGATACAGGACAGGGAGCCAGACCAGCCCGCAGTGCTTCTTTCATTAGCATGTATTCGTATTTTTTCATCGTGTTTTCCTCGTGCGGGGCGACAGTGCACCCCGATAAAATTAAAAGCCGTCAAATTCGTCATTCAGGAAATAATGCCCGGATATTCCCTGCTATCTGACTGGTTATCTGTGCGGTTGGTACTGGCTGTGGCACGGGGCGTTCTGTCCTGGTTTGTGTCACCGATAACGCCTCATCGTCAGCCCATGCAGCCAGTCGGTAAGCCTCTGCTGGATTCATTTTCAGAAGTGCCAGCCCGGCCAGAAAAGCCACGCGTTGGCCGCTTTTGCGGGCTTCTGGTGTAAGGCTGCCCAGCAAGGCGCATGCTTCGCTTTCGTTCTTGACGGCCGCAGGCTTCAGATAGAAACTTATCCGTCTGGTTGGTGTCGTCATTGGTTTACTCCTTGTCCATTGCGTACAGCCCATTAACCAGAGCAAACTGTGGCACCCCGTCCGCGATGAAAGTCGCATTAACTCCGCAGGCTTCGCGGATAGCGGGTGCCACAATCTCCGCCCCTCCACCGACAACCATCACCCGCCCGTAACCCGAAAAACCCGCCAGCGCGCGGATCACGCGTTGTTTCAGTGTTTCTTCCTTTTCACGAATAACCGCCATCAGGCTGGCGTAATGCGCGTCATTGTGGATGTGCTGGCGCAGCCAGGCTTCATCATGGCGATGTTCGATAATGGTATTGGCGATGTGGTGACTGGTGCGCATACCGTTAGTGGCCATCACCGACAGTACGGCATCGGCCATCAGAGAAACGCCTACGTGTGGATCGCAAAACACCTGGCTGATACCTGCCAGTTGCCCCTGAACCTTTGCCACATCCAGCGTGGTTCCGCCCAAATCCACAATCAGCAGGGATTCAAACGGACTCATGTCAGCCAGTGCCTTAAAGCCAGCCGGAATGGATTCAGGCATAACCCGCACGTTACGGATAGTGAATGCTTCGCCGTTCTGGTACTCCACCGGGCGCATAACGTTCGCTTTTTTGCGGTTGATGTTGGCCATGTCCGGCTGTGCGTTTGTGTCGAAATACTCGCTCAGTGGCAGGGTGACAACCACATCCACCTCCTGTGGCGTGATGCCTGATTTGACCAGCGCGTGATGAATGGCAATGACATTTACATCGCTGTATTGGTATTGCGTGTCGGTTGTCTGGACAAAGCGATCGCTGACCGGATCAAAACCATAGCGCACGCCATCAAGCATGTAGTTCGCGGGCTGCATGCCACCGAACGGCGCAGACCATTCCGACTTGAAGCTGTTCGGGCTGATGGCGTTGCGGCGTTCGCCGTTCTCAGTCCATGCCAGCTTGATGTTGGTGGAGCCGTCGTCGATACAAATTTTCATGTCGCTTTTCCTTATGTTGATTAATTAATCGATTACGGGATTCTGAAATCCCGTTTTTGCCTGTTTTGTGCGCGCTTCATATATCGCTGCGCGTTTTTTGCTCATTTACGGGATTCGTGAGTCCCGTTTCTGTCTGTTTTTTGTTTCCACTGGTCAGGCCACCCCGCAGCAGGTCTGCTTTGCGGCGGGCGCGTTCAGTGGTTTCACTGATTCTCTGTGCGTGCTCTGCGTCGCGGATGGCGCGCAGCATGTCAGAAAGCACGGTAACGGGTGTTTTCATGGTGTTCTGGTCCTGCTGAAGTATGGATGCCAGGCGTGCGGCTGCTTCGGGGTCTGATGTCCCCAGCTGTTCCAGATAGCTGGCGACAGGGTTATGACGGATCTCCGTGCTGCTTACGCCGTGATTACGGCTCAGGCGTTGCCAGAGTTGCGTGATTCGGCTGTCCGGGCGGGTATCCGGTTTGCGTACAATTTCAAATCCCTGCGGTGCAATGATGCTGCCGTCAACGTACAGACTGCCGCCCCGTAACAAGTGCTGCATCTGTTGTTCACCGATATGCAGGCCGAGAGATTCAGCAGACTCCCGCCATTCTTTAGCGAGTAATTCGTGGTTATCAGGCAAAGGCCGCGGCTGTTTGCGGCTCTGCGTCCAGTTCTGCATTTCATCACTGCTGTTTTTTGCCTGTTTGTCACGAAGCGAACGCATCAGCGCCCGGCGTTCGTGCCGTTTCAGTGAGCGCATCCATTCGTTCACTTCAACGCCGTCAGGGAGCTGCGGCCACGGTGCTGGCCGTTCTTCCGGCTGTTCTGTCCCGTTGTTGTTCGTTTCCTGTACACGGGGACAGTTATTGCCACGAGTCCAAGGGGCGGCAGGGCCGCCCTGAAGGTCAAAACCATTTTCGCGGGCGCTGTCTTCCGCTTCCGGTTTGCGTCTTACCAGCTTCCAGTTATCCGGATGCGTGCACACACGGGAGGATTCCCCGATGAGTGGTGACCAGATCCCGTAAATCTGTACGCTCTGTTCGCCGTAATCGTTCAGCTCATCTGCGAGGTCGTAGGCGGTGCGAATCAGGTAGTCCTTGCGTGGAACAAGTACGCCGCCCTGTTTCTCTATGTAGGTGGCAAAACATCCGGCATCAGCGGCAGCGAGTACCGCATCCATTGCGTCATCCTTCAGCCGTTGCGGGCCTTCCGGGTTGCGTGCCATCTGGCTGGCAAGGCGGCGGAGTTCACGCCATACCTGACGGGAGGGGATGCCAAAGAACTGGAACTGGCGGACCCGGTGAAGGCGCGCCCAGCCGATGGCGCGTTCCACACTCTCGGCCATTGATTTTCCGGTTTCGTGGTCAACGCGTGGCTTGCCCGTTTTCGGGTCGATGCCATCCACGGCGCGGCTGTCCAGGTTCTTTCCGATGTAGGTGGCGATGTAGCTGGTTGGCGTGCCTTTTGAGCCGTCGACGTACTCCGCCTTAAAACGCGGAGTTATGTCATCGCCCAGCTCGTGGCGGTCTTCCTGAATGGCAATATCGCGGGTGATGGCCACGATGCTGTCGATTTCTTCCGGATGAGCAAAGACCATCATGTGCCAGTGCACGGTGCCGTCATGGTGAGGCTCCACCGTGCGGATGCCATACCAGCGCAGGCCGTCGCGGTTCAGTTTTTTGCGGACCGCCGCAAAAAACGTGTTAACCAGGTAATCGCTGGAGTCGCGCATGGTGGCCCCGTTCCATTTGGGGTTCGGATGACCGTTCTCCGTTGTTGCGTGGTATTTTGACGGGCAGGTGACAGTCAGAAACACCGCTCTGTCGCCACGGGCTTCGGCCAGAAGTTCCAGTCCCTTCATGGTGGCCATCATTTCTGCCTTACGGTGAACCGGGTTACTTACTCCCGCGTAATACACTGTCTCGAGATCAATCGTGAACCCGTCTTCATTTTCCAGCATGAAACTTTTCAGGAAATCGCGTGTTTTCTCGCGTTGTGCGCGAAACTCGCTTAACGCGTCCTGGCTCAGATAGGGTGATGTTTTTCTGGAAACCAGACAGGCGGCGCGGAGTTGTTCTTCCCGCCACTCGCAACGTAACAGCCACAGTTTGCGTTTCCACCATTCCGCACAGGTCAGGCGAAGGATTGCGCCCGGCAGCAGCTCCGTATTCGGTGCGTTCTTCCGGTCTTTGTCCGTTCTCAGTGCTTCGTAATGCGGCGGCATGGCGTGCAGGTGTAACGCCATGCGGGCCAGCATCTGATACGCCTTCAGCGTTACATCCATGGTCAGTTCGCCATCAGTCGCGCCAAAGCCATCGCAGAGTTTTTCGAAGGTGCTGCTGAACATCGCCGCCGTCATGGTGGCCAGCGTCTGTATCTGGTGTTTGTTGAGCTGCGGCAGGTAAAGCAAATCGTCCAGGCGTTCGCGTCCGGCAAGGGAGCGATAACCCGGTGTCAGCCAGCGGTGATCGGTGCGGTCCAGACGTTCGAATATTTTGCGCAGGGTTCCGCGCGCGTAGCGTTCAGCCTGCCAGCTCTTTTTGCCTTTCTGGCGATCGGCTTCCTGTTTTTTGCGCAGGAAAGAGAGGTGGCGGCTCAGAGGCTCACGCAGATAAACGGGAAGCACCTTCAGTGTGGCAAAAGCACGGGCCACCGGGTCTTGTTCTGTTGCCTGACGCTTGCTGATGATGCTTTGTGCCAGCTTTTCACGCTGTCCGGCTTCCTCAAGGGATGCCATGAGTTTTTTACCCACGGTGGATTGTGCGAAAAAGGCTTCCTCCTTCGCTTCCTGTTCTTCCAGAGCCTTTTTGTCTGCCTCAAGGTAGTAACGGATGGCGCGTTGCAGGTCGGTTTCAGTTTCCTGCCTGTGCTCCGTAAATCTGGCCGGATCAATGGCTGGCCGTGGTTCATTCCAGCTCCATGCAAACTCACTCATGGCTGGTATCCCGTCACGCGCTGCCACTCCTGCGAGAAGAGGGCAGAAAGGCGGTTAAATTCAGCGGTGTATTCACTCAGCGAGGCACACCCGCCAGCAGTGCGATGCGCCAGCATTGCCGCAAATACGGAGGCCGGGGAGTCGTAATACGCCAGCAGTGATTCTCCGTGTGGTGTCAGGCAGTGCAACGCCAGCCCGTGTGGTGTGAAGTCCACGCGGTAGCAGTCGTCTACTGTGAAATAAAGGGTGTCTGCATTCTCCGGTTTTGTGGTGCGTGCTCTGTTGTCACGACCACGGATGTAGAGATCAAATAATCCCTGAAGAACGGGAGCCAGACGGGTGTCCTGTGTGCGCACCCATCTTGTGAAGTCATGAGCGTCAATCATGCTGCAATTCTCTTTACTACAGATGTGCGAAGGCCTCCCGCCGCAAGGTGCAGGAAAGGCCCGGAACAGGAATTAATGGAGTTTGTTTTGCTGCTGGAAGAGTTGTTGCAGCTCGCGCAGATCATCCGCCAGATAGCTGAAAACAGAGGCGGAATAGATGTTCGATAGCGCGTGGCTGCGCTCATGCAGCATATTGATGTGCATGATTTGCGCGACGCGTGATGCGCGGAAAAGTCTACGGTTGATTTCAGTCTGGATGTGACGACGCGCAGCGTATGCGCGCTGTTGTTTGCGGTTTGCCATGGTGTGGCCTCTTTGCTCGGTGATAGAAATAGCTCACCATCCAGAGTTGAGAATCTCGGGGTGGCGAGACGTACAGGGTTCTCAACACCGGAGAGCAAAGAATCCGGCCCGACCGAAGTCGGCCCCGTACGCCCCGCCATAATTCTGACGCGAAAAAGACGTGGCAATACAGTACGCACAAAAAAACCGCTGGCGCGGTTATGCGCTTTGCTCTGTATCGGGTTGAGAATCCCGGCACCCGTTTTATGAGGTGCAGCGGAAATGTAACCTGACCGATTGCGGCATGGCAAGCGGTTTTTTTGTGTGTGCATGTTCTGGTTTCTTACTGGTTCAGAAAAAAATCAAAAACGTTATCGATGCGTTGCAGCAGCTCTTGCTGCATTGCTTCCGGCGTTTCCGGTTCGCCAGGTGCCCCCAGCGTTGCGCAGAAATCAGCGATTTCATGATGGAGCGCCAGGCGAATGGCTGGAGACATGGTTCTGGCGTGCTCCAGCTCATCCAGCAGTGCCAGCACGGCAGACGGCGAGAGCATTGCGCGAAACGCCAGTAATTTTTGATGCGTTGCCATTCGTTGCAGGTCAATCGCCAGTTCGCGTAATTCCCGATGGTTGATGGCGCTCATGCTCTGGCTTCCTTCAGTAGCTGGTTAAACATGTTGGTAAGTGGATTGCCGCACCCGAACGGCATCGGGTTTATCTGGTAAGAAAAGCGACCGCCTGTTTTGCGCTCTTTTCTTATGACTGAACCGCTGCGCCAGAGTCGGCGTAACTCCGCATTAATGGCTGTGGTTGGGGTATTCAGTGCTGCGGCGATTTCTCCACCGCTACACCCCGGATTGGCGGCGATATAGTCCAGAATGGTCATCTGCGTGACTCCTGTACCTGTCGGATAAGGTTCACCCGCACCACATTCGTGGCGCAGAAGTAAGTGCCGTCAGTGAGATAGATGTGATGTGCATCCTTTTCTGAACGGTGTTTGTCGATTGTGGTAATCAGGCGTTCGTCGACTTCGTATTCACGTCCTCTGGAGGTAAAACGAACGACAGGAAAATGCTTAATTGCCATTACGCCTCCTTGGCGTGTGCGAATACCTCCGCGAATGCGGATTGTTTTTACATTTTCTTATTTAACCTGTGGTTTTATTTGCTCTGTTATTCGCCAGTGAAAAAGCGTTCAATCTTTTTTACTGAATGAATAATTCGCATAATCCCAATGGCGCAGGCCACCGAAATAATCAGAACAAGCCATGAGATAAATATACTCATGCAATATTCCCCAGCTTATACGGTTCAATATGTTCCCCGCATTCTGCGGCACAGATCAGCTCGGAAAGTTCGTTAAGTGCATCCAGATCATCAGCGTAAAAAGCCACGTCATACAGACTCCGGATTGCCCTGGTCAATGAGTCACGGGCTGCACGTTCAGCATGAGCGCCTGATGCACTTAAGCGAAAATAAAATCGTTCAAGTGCTTTGTTAATGAGAGTTTTATATTCTTTGTCCATTGCATTTCCTCGGAAAACAATTAAACAAAATCTCTTAATGGTTTACCTGATTCAATGCGCTCAATTGCATCGTTAATGGCCATGTATGCGGCGTGATCACCTGCATAGCGTGCGCATTCCTGTAGTGACTTTAATCCTCTGATAATATCGCTTTTTGCTTCCGATAAAGGTTTTATCGTATTTAATGCATCGCGGGCATTATTATCTATGAGCCGGTGTATGATAAGAGAGTAGGCCGAGGCTATCTCTACCATGTTTTTTGTCGTTGTTGCCATTGGTTAATTCCCCCGTGGATGCTGAAAACTACGACCTGCAATTAAGCGGTCAACCGTGCGTAGTGCTTCGTACAATGTGAAATCCTGTCCGAACTGATTGTCGCCGTTGCTCAGTACAAAAATGCGGTTTCCGGTAAACGGATTGTGTGGGCATCTGTGAACCACGATTCCAGCTTTCTCAATCAGCCAGGCATGCTCGCCGATTTGTTTTACAGCGTGCCCATCTGGTGTTGCGTGCGTCTCGTTCAGGTTATAGCGACTGTTACTACGTGATGCACTGGTAGCGACGTGGTGTACATGGCGTTCTACGCCATTACGAAATTTGGAGTATGGATTATTAGTGTTTTTTTTCATGATGATGCTCTGTTCATTGTTTTAGCTGTTAGCCAAAGCGTCTTTTAACATCGCCACAAGGTTTACTTCAGGCTTTTCCATTTTGGCACGTTTGGGGCGGATAATAATTGTAAGCGGCTCGCCAGAACCGTATTGATATTTACTGAGAAGTCAGATCAACTTTCCAGGGCAACAGATCGCGTACCCGGTTTGCCGGCCAGTCCTGGATATGCTCAATAACGTAACGCAGCCATTTTTCTGGCTCTACATTGTTCAGACGGCATGTGCCGATCAGCGAGTACAACACCGCCGCATGTTCGCCACCGCTGTCGGAACCCGCGAAGAGCCAGTTTTTCCGGCCTACGGCCACTCCCCGTAAGGCGTTCTCTGCGATGTTGTTGTCGATTTCCACCCAGCCATTACTGCAGTACACGTTCAGGGCCTCCCACTGTTTCAGCAGGTATGTGAACGCTTTTGCCGTATCCGAGTGACGCGACAGTGTTTTCATCTGTTGCTGTATCCAGTCATACAGTGACTGCATCAGTGGAGCCGCTCTGGCTTTTCTTGCTGCCAGACGCTGTTCTGCTGAACATCCCCGGACTTCTGCCTCGATGACATACAGTTCACCGATACGCTGCAGGGCTTCCGTGGTGATGTCGGTTGGCACTCTTGCATGCACATCGTGGATTTTTC